AAGCCGTCGAGACTCTATTAGAGGGCACCACCACATCAGCGAAAAGAAAAGTAGTTTATGAAGGTGATATATACAGTCTTTTAGAGATCGAAGATGGTAAGGCAACAATTACAAAACAAGGTGAGAAACCATTCATTGTTTCTGAGGTAGAGTTAAGCGACGCTACTTTGCTTCAGGAAGAAGAAGGAGCAGCTGCAGGTATGGCTGCAGGATCACCCGCTTCAGTCGAAGCACCACCAGCTTTCGCACCGAACTCAAACCTTGAGACACCAGTCCAATATTCAGCTAAATATGAAGATTCTGTATATGAATTTGATCTCAATGAGCTCATGATGGATGAAACAGAGGGTACCGAAGAAACTGTCGATGCTCCTGTCGAAGAACCAGCAATGGATCTTGGCGATGAAACTGAAACTGACGATGGTGAGGCTGGAGATGATCTTTTGGCAGGGCTTGGTCTCCAAGAAGCAGTGGATGCTGATAATGACGACCTTGTTAATGAAATCATGAAAATCCTAGGAGAATCAGATGATCTTCTAGAAGAAGAGTTTATTGCTGATACTTCTGAACAAAAGCATGGCCACATTGTAACAGATGAAGGCACAAGAAAATATGATGAAGATCTTCGTAAAGCGAAAGAAGTCGCTGAAGAAAAAGAAGAAGAAAACAAAGATCTCAAGAAAGAGAACAAAGATCTTCAAGAAACAATTAAAAAATTTAAACACAAGAATAAGCAATACAAAGACGCTGTTGAAAAGCTTTCTCAAAAACTAAACGAGACGCTTCTTAGCAATGCTAAATTGATTTATTCAAATAAAACTTTAGGTGATGCCTCCTTGAATGAGCGACAAAAGTCAAAAATTGTCGAAGCCATCACCAAGGCAAGAACTCCCGAAGAGGCGAAAAATCTTTGCGAGGCTCTGAATGCTACGGTAACTTCTGGTACAGAGAACAAATCTCCCAGAACCCTGAGCGAGTCCGTTCAAAGAAAATCAAACCTATCAGGAATTCTTCCACGTAGAAAAGAGCAGGTTAATGAATCTGAGACGCATACTTTTGCTAATCAAATGAAAAAACTTGCCGGCATTAAATAACAATATTTAAGGAGGTTAAAAAATGTCTATTATAGAAACACTTACAGAAGGCATCGTAAACCGCGACATGAAGAAAGAAGGGCAAGCTCTTCTAGAAAAATGGAATCGCACAGGTTTACTTGAAGGTCTTCAGTCAGGGCAACAAAAAGCTACTATGGCTCGATTGCTCGAAAACCAAGCGAAGGAACTCCTTCGTGAATCTAATACAATGGCTGGTGGAAACGTTGAAGGTTTCGCTGCTGTTGCTTTCCCTATTGTTCGTCGTGTATTCGCCGGACTTATCGCTAACGATCTTGTTAGCGTACAACCGATGAGCCTACCTAGTGGTCTCATCTTTTTCCTTGACTTCACTTTTGAACGAGCTCGCGCTGGTGCAGAAGTTGGTGCTTCACTTTATGGTCAAGGTGTTGTTGGTTCCCAGTTGACAGGCGGAGTTCTTCTCACTAATGCCAACATGGATAACCAACCATATGGATTTGCTTCTTCTTACGCAAATGCTACCGGTTCTATTACTGATCTTGGAATCACAAGCGGAATGGAACTTGATTTCTGGAATGGATCTGTTGCGATCGCTGATGATGCTGTTGTTGATGGTACCGTTAAGCTATCTGTTGCATTGGCAAAAGCAGAAGGAAATAAACTTAAGAAAGCTCTTAAGTATGATCCTGATGTGCTGGCTGACACTGAGGCTTTTTATAAGGTAGTTTCTGTGGCTGCAACTCTTATTGATCCAACTACAGATCAATTTAGTGAAGAAATGCTTCAAAGCATCGAAATTACCGACCTAAACCAAGGTACTCAAATTCGTCGTCTAACTCAAAACTGGGATAACAACGGAACACCACACATTTTGCTCGTTCTACGTTACACCAGTGCAAACAACGGCGCAACTGCAACCGATGCTAGTTTTGCAATCGTTGATAAGTTGCAAAATGCACATTCGTCTCGTCCCGGTGCTCTTGTTGGAGCATCTTCGTGGGCCCTTGAAGGAACTGAGGATATTCCTGAGATCGACATCAAGGTTGATTCAATCGCGATCACCGCTCAAACCAAGAAGCTTAAAGCTAAATGGACTCCTGAGCTTGGTCAAGATTTGAATGCTTATCACAACCTCGATGCTGAAGTTGAATTGACTTCTATTCTTTCTGAGCAAATTGCTCTTGAAATCGATCGTGAGATCCTTGGTGATCTTGTGAATGGTGCAAAAGCTGGTACTTATTACTGGTCTCGTTCACCTGGACTTTTTGTAAACAAGTCTACTGGTGCTGAACTTGGTGCAAACTCTGCTGCTCCAGACTTCACTGGAACAGTTTCAGAATGGTATGAAACTCTCATTGAAACAATGAATGACGTTTCTGCTCAAATTCACCGTAAGACACTTCGTGGTGGAGCTAACTTCTGTGTAGTTTCTCCTGAAGTTGCTAACATTCTTGAATTCACTAGCGGATTCCGTGCAAACGTAACTGCTGATGCTGACAAGGGTGATATCGGAGCTGTTAAAGCTGGATCTCTCAGCCGTAAATGGGATGTTATTGTGGATCCTTATTTCCCACGTAACGTTATCCTTATGGGACGTAAAGGAAGTTCTTTCCTTGAGTCTGGTTATGTTTACGCACCTTATGTGCCTCTGCAAACCACTCCTACAATCTTCGGACCAGAAGACTTCGTGCCACGTAAAGGTGTCATGACTCGTTACGGCAAGAAGATGGTTCGTCCTGATATGTACGGTCTTGTTATCGTTCGTGATCTTCTCGGTGGAGAATACTCTAGCTAATCTTTGATTGACTAGTTTTATATAGAACCCCCTTCTCTTCGGAGTTGGGGGTTTCTTTTTTTGAGAACTATTTATTGTGACTTGAAGCGCGGTCTCCTTTGAGCGAGGCCCCTGCTCACTGTCTCTACCGGAATAAGGGGCTGGTAGATACGGGTCGCGCAACAAGTTCATAATTAACTATAGGAGAATAAATTATGGGAAATCGAAGATTAAGTCGTAAAAGACTTTACCAAGTTGAGAAACTTGGACAAAAAGTTGACCTTGAATCTGGTGCTGGTATTAAGGATAATATCGTCTCTGCATCTCAACACAGACAAGGACAAGAAATTATTACAGAAATCGCAATTGATTTAGCAGCTTCCGGAAATATTCTGAAGGATGGAGGTGGTGATAAAGACCTTATTGGACACGCTTCTTTGCCTTCATACATAACTCAACTTACTGTTGCTAAATTTGGCATCGTGACAGAAGTCAGAGTTGTTGTTGCTGAAATTATTGAAAATGACGATGGTGATATCGGCGGAGATGGTATTGATCTCGTTGCTGGTGACGGAGCGGCAGGAATTGCTGATGGCGCAGGTGGAACCGCAAATGGTGGTGGTACTCGTGTTGATATGACTCACAGTGTTAGAGTGAAAGGAGCAGATGCGTCGGCTCTTGTTGTTAACAATGGCTTGGCTGATAAATATCTATATATTTGTAGTGCTGAAACTTCAACTGCTAGCAGCCCAATGGCGACAGGAAAAATTATTGTTTACATTCATGGGTTCGTAGCCCCTGATGACTTATAGGAGGTGATGATATGGGTGTAAAAAGACTATCTAGAGGAAAACTCCTCAATACAGAAAAATTAGGAATCGAAGTTGATGTTGGTGCTTCTGATGTTATGAAGAAAGCATTGATTTCTGCTACACAACACCGTGAAGGATACAAAGTTGTTACCGATATGGTATTTGATTTTGGTGCCTCTGGTGCAGGTTTGAAAACCAAATCTTTAGGTGCCAACGACATTGTTGGCACATCAGACGCATCTTATTTGTGTTTGATCCAAAACAGTGTTTTTGGCGTTGTTACCACAGTTGAAACAATTTGTCTTGAAGCAATTACCGATGGAACACTAACAGATTATGATCTAGTGTATTCTGGCGATGGTGACCTTGATGGAGATGCTACAAGTGGAAACGCTGGTGTTCTAGGAGCAAATGCTGATGGTGAAACTGTAATCAAAGAAGATATAAGCTCCGATGTCGGGAATCATGAAGTTGTTGGGTATGATAATAATGTTTTGAGCAATAAATATCTATACTTAACATCTGGAGCGGCATCGGGTCAACTAGCGACAGCCAAAATTACAGTTAACTCTGGTTTTTTGACTTCGCAACTTGAAGACGATA